TATAAGCCAGACGCTGTCTGTCCATTTCTGTTTCTTTTAGTAACGTCTGATGCTCCATATAATTTTTTAAAGTTTTCCCCACCCTTGTCTAGTGCGTTTGATGTTGAGCCCATCATACATTTACCTATTATCCTACTACCTAATCGTAAACATGTTTTTGTAACTCTCCAGTTGTTTAATATATTATCGGGTCTTTCCCACTTACCACTTTCATCATGTACTAGTAATTTTAGTTTTTCACCGTCATAGCTATTGTCACCTGTATTCTTCCAGTCTATAGTTGTATCTAATCCTTCTAAATCTTCTAACTTTTCATTTGTTGTAATCTTCTTTCTAGTGAACTTAGAAGCTGGAACTCTATATGCAAGCTCGGATTTTGGCCTATCCATACCGTCTTGAATAGGACTAAAAAAGAAAGGATAATTAATCGATATAGGTACAACTTTGTCAGTAAACATTTTCTTTGCATCAGCTCCTGTTTTAGATAATATACCAAACCTTGCATCACTTGATATTGTGGCTTGGTTAACTGTTTCAGCTGATGACATAAAAGAAAAACCAGATCGTCTGTTTTTAAGGTAACACATACCATAACATCTTTTATCTGCCTTGCATGCTTCCCAGAATATATAGAATAATCTGTTTGCTTCTCTAAAGTCTGGCGCACCTACATCAATCTTACTCCATTGTAGATACATATAATGTGTACCTGTTATATATGTTGCTTTGCCGTTGTTGTTAAACCAAAAACCTTCGTCCCTACGTTTAAATTCTTCATCTATATAATCAAACCAGTCAGCTTTCTTTTCTTCAGGATAACTACGCCAGTCAAATATGTTTTTAAGTCTACCTAATTCTTTTGGATATTCAAACTGTTTCCACTTTTTTTCTTTGTTGCTATACACACTACGCTCTTTTGGTAATGCTATCTGAAAGTTTTGTATCTCGTATATCTCACCGATCTCACCAGTCTTAGATATAACTACAAGGTCGTGTTCTTTATTATAACCATACTTCCACTTCTTACCTTTATTAAGTCTGCTTATGGTAGTTTTCTTTATAGGTTCTACTATTTGTAGTAAGTTCTGTTCGTACATTACTTAGACCTACCTTCTGCAAAACCTTTAAATACTTTAACCTCGGTTTTAGTTTCTTTACCTTCTAGTATGTTTTCTTCTTCTTGTATTCTATTCAATATTTCAAACGCATCAAATATAGCTAGCTTTTTTGTTGCTGCAGCATTTTTTAATCTGTCAGCAGATATATCATCGTCAGAATCTACAATAGCTTCTTTAGCAACTTTAATCAGTTCTTCAACTGCTTTATGCCCAGCTTGGATTATATTCTTCTTCGTCTCCTTGATATTCATATTTGATTGTAATAAAATTTGATAGTAGTCTATATAGTTTCTGGCCATCAATAATAAACTCATATTCTGAGCTTGGCCTAAAACCTATTAAATCACCTTTGTTAACTGTACCGTCAGTATGTTTGACAATACCAACTAAAGGCTTTTCTTTATCTACACTGTATTTGTCTGTAGATTTTACTGGCGCTACAAAACAATATCCTTTTTGCGCTTGCCATTCAGTATCTTTGTATAAGAATATTTGATCTGGTTGTACTAAGTATGTTTCTTCATCAATATAACCTCTACTATTCTTTTCTACACCGTACTGGTTGTGCCATCTTCTAAATACATTGTGGTGTACTATAACTTTATCACCAACTTTTATATCTGTATCACCAACTGTAGGTATTGCTTTTACTATAGCTTCTCTACTAACGTACTGGTGGTTGAATATCTCTGTATTAACTATCAGTTCTTTACCTCCTATATCTTTTGTATTGTTGTATCTTGATTTTACTGGTGTTACAACAAAGTTGTAAACCGACTTCATTAATACTGTAAGTTATATTCTACAGATACAGCCATGTTTTTGTTAAAGTCTTTCCAAGGCAGAACATCTTTACCTTTTCTAATATACACGCTGTATTTATTTTCTTCTTCTAAAATGTCACATATAGTATGACCACCATACACTTCTTGCCCAACGGCATAGTGCATGGCGTCATTCTTATAATCTTTACCGATACTAATCTTCCGTATTAGCTTCGACATCTTCTCTTTCGCTTATAGTACCGTCTTGTATGTTAACATTTACTTTACCATATTCTTTTTCAAGCTCAGCTTGGAAATCAACAAGATCTTTTCTCATTAATGTTAAGTCGTGAAGTACTGCGTGTTTTTGAGTTTCGATCTGTCCAACTCTAGTAGTTGCACCGTTCATCGCTCCTACAATTTCTTGTAGTTTTTTTAGTTGTTCGTCAGTTACTTTTAAGTCTTCTGTTTTTGCCATTTTATTTAATTTAATTTAATTTAATTTTATAGAGATACTTTAAGCGCCTCTATGTTCGCTTTTTGTTCTGCAGTTAATGCTGCTACAAATTCACTGTGTTGCATCTTTAAAGCTAAGTGTCTTTCGTTTCTAGCTAAAGTTGCTTTTTCATCATCTGTAGGGTTGGCTTGAGTTCTCAAGGTAACCACTATATTGTATGAATCCATTGAAGCTGGTACATCTGCTGCGTAGTCGTGTTCTTCTGACATAATTTATTTATTTTAATGTATTATTATAATTACTTGTTTTTCAGTTGTTTTACTTATTAGTTCCAAGGACTAGCTACATTTCCAGAACAAAGTATTGTACCTTCAACATACCACAAGTCTACAGCTATGTTTGTACATTTAATATAAGAACCTTTTATACCTCCTTGAGTACTACCATTCATTCTTATTTCTACATACCCATCACCAGCTAAAGCAGGGTCAGCGGTAATAGCATCACCACTATCTGTGTCTATTCTCATTAAGTTTCCTATCATAATTTCGTTGTCTTGGTCTGTTGTGCTAATCTGATGCACGTTACTTGTTGCTGTTACAGTTGTTATAAACTCATAACTTTTACCTATTTGCGATCCATCACCAGAATCTGGTAGTGTTACACTAGCCCCATCTGCATCACTAAAGTTAAATATACTATTAGGGAAAGCAGCGGCAGCAGCTACGTTTGCACTTGCTGCTATAACAGGTTGTTTTAACCCATGAACTAAAGCGCTTGTTGTAGCTGTTGTACCAATTACTGTTTCGTTATCAACACCTACAGCAGATGTGTCAGCGGTTTTACCTATTACAATATTATTATCACCAGTAGTAATATTATTACCTGCTTGCATACCAATCAGCGTATTTGAATGACCACTACTTACAGCCACACCAGCATCATAACCTACAGCGGTGTTATTATTATTGCCGTTAGCATTCATAACTGCTAAAGCGTTTGCACCAATAGCTACGTTTTTTGCCTCAGAACCATCTGCAGCTGCTAAAGCGCCTGAACCAAGAACAGTATTGTGAGCACCTGTAATTAAAGCCCCACCAGCACTTTTACCAACAAGAGTATTATTAGCACCCGTAGTCAAAGCATCTCCAGCTAAACCTCCCATTAGAGTATTGTTAACACCTGTTGTTATGTCTTCGCCTGCAAGATATCCAATAGCTACGTTATAAGCATCAGTACCAGCGTTTTGAGATGCTAAAGCGTTATGTCCTATTGCTATATTAAATCCATGAGCATCTTCTGTAGACAACGCTTGATGTCCAATAGCTATATTTGAAGAACCTTCAGTTAAAGCATCTCCTGCTAAACCTCCAATCAATACATTTCTAATACCTGTTGTTACCGCCTCACCAGCTTTAAAACCTACAGCAACATTATAAGAATCAGAACTCGCATTTTGACTTAATAAAGCTTGATAGCCTATTGCAACTGCATTACCTGTAGTATCTTCAGTGGACAAAGCGTTATAACCTATAGCCACGTTATAACCACCTTCAGTTAAAGAATCACCCGCTGAACCTCCTATCAAAGTATTTTGAACACCTGTTGTTGCGTTTGCGCCAGCATCATGCCCTACAGCTACGTTGTAGCCGTTACCGTCATAATTTAAAGCTCCTAAAGCACTTTGGCC